TAGCTGTGTCTGATAAGTTTCCAGATGCAGTTACATTATTTCCTGACCACGTATTTACGGCAGCACCCCATACTTGGCGTTGCTCCGTCTCCACTATAGTTTGAGTGGTAGTAGTCGTTGAGTTCATACTCCCTGAAGTAAACTGAGGAGTGACAGTATTGGCTCTAGCTATGCCGGGTGATAGCAGAGCTAAAAGCAGAATTAATTTCTTCATGCTTTTGTTGTTGGTTTTTTAGTTTCTCCGTTTCCGTTTTTCTTTCCGTTACCCGTAGACAGCCCGAAAGTTGCCAGCGCACCCGTAAAGATGCTGGCTACGAACGTGATATCGCCTGCTGTAGCTGACTTTTTAATCATTGGCAGTTCGACATAACTTAATGTAATAATAAATCCACTCCATATAACAACACCAAGGCGCACTGCTGCACCTAGTATTGCCATTTGTTCTTCATGGTCATCCACATTTTCTTTGAGTTTTTTTAAGAAACTTTTTGGTTGCCCTTTAATTGGCTTAACTTCTTCCATGTTGTTTTTAGTATTGGTTTTAATGCAGTAACCGCCCATTTAAAAGCTGCTGTAGCTGTAAGGGTGGCTGCTACAGAGACAACCGCAGTTGTCCCAGCCGTTACTAAAATCTCGTTTTCCGGGACAGGCATTTTAAAATCTGTAAACGGTATGTCTACTTTTCTTATACCTGTTGCTTCCGGTTCATCATTTGCCTCTGCCTGTACTCCTTCAGGAGCTTCTAAATCGCTAGGCGGTACCACCATAGGAATGTATGATGGTACGTCTGCGGTAGGTAAAGGTATAGATATTGTTTCTATTTTTTGTATTGGTGGTATTACAATAGTGGGTATTTCCACTAGGTTTTCATTATATAGCAGAGTGCATAGTAAGGTGACATTGTACTTACTGTATCACTACCAGAGCCACTAAAACTGTGTGTATGATTCCAAAGAGCCATCTGGTATTGAGGAGGGTAACCACCATTACCTGAACCACTTGGACTTCCAGTAGTACCAGACACAGTAATATTTACAGTATCAGTAGTAGAACCACCAGTAGTTCCTACAGAGTAAGAGTTACCAGCACCAATAACAAACCTATCTTGAAGATTTGGTGTACCAGCGTTTCCATCACATAGTACCCATCCAGATGGAATGTTACCTGTAGAACCAGACCATAAAAGTATCATACCACTAACAAACGATACGATACCAGTTAATGCAGAACCATCACCAGCAAAAGCTGTAGCTGTGCAAGTACCTGTTATAGTAGCACCTGTGTTAGTAGTTTGAATTTTTGTGTTACCACTATAATTAATTGACACTCCTCCAGTTTGAGGAGCATATATCATAGTACTATTTTGAGCAACATTCATTAACTGAAACTCGTCAGTACTTATTCTTAATGGTCCTGTACCACTTTCTGCTATGTGCGAAACATTACTATCACGATACACTTGTAGTCCATGGTCACTACCCATTTTGATTCTATTATTATTACCAAGACTAATGTCACCTGACATAACGCCACCAGTCTTAGGTAGTTTAGTAGCTATTGAGGTTGTAAGTGTTGTATTTAAGGCAGCATCGTTATTTAAAGCAGTTGCAATTTCGCCAAGTGTATCTAATGTCGATGGTGCTGAATTGACCAAGTTTGATATTGCTGTATCTGTGTAAGCAGTTGTGGCTACTTTTGTAGAAGCATCTCCAGCAGATTGGGTAGTTGCAGTTACACCATTAACTAACAATCCAGAGCCATTAGCAAAGAAAGAACCTGCATTAGTATTTAATTGTGCTACGTCTACACCGTCAACTGTTCCTGTAACTGTGATGTTTCCTGTTACGTCAACACCACCACTAGCGTCTAAATTTCCCGGAATACCAACATTACCAGAAGAGTCAATATTTAATCTATTAAGACCATTAGTAGCATCTCTAATACGAAAGTTACCGTTCTCATTCATTAATGAGAAATCATCATCATTATTAGTATCTGTTAGATGAAGTATTGCTGTAGTTCCTGAGACTGTTAAATCTCCACCGTTTGTAGTTATATCTCCAGACGCTGTGATATCTCCTGTTACGCTAATACCGCCTGACTGTGTTTTAAACTTTTCACTTGTCCCATGAAATAAAGATACTGCACCTGTGTCATCAGCTAATAAAATATTAGAATTATCAGCAGCATTATTTATATGTATTGAGTCACATTTTAACTTAAGCCTTTTACCAGTAGCCATAGAGATAAGGGCTTGGTTATTACCGTTATCGTATGAAAGCTGAAAGTCATCATCAGTTCCTAATTTAACTACAGAACTATCTTCTAAATCTACATGACCTGATGTAGCTATATTTTGAGACCCAAAACTAGGAGATATCTTAGTTCCAGCTATTGCAGCGTTAGAAACTACGTTTGCATTTGTAACTGTTACGTCTGTTGGTAAAGCTCCAGCAGCAATTTTAGTTGTTGCTATAGAGTCGTTAGCTAATCTACCAGCAATAGATGCGGAAGATACGTTTGCCATATCTTCTGCTGCTACTGGATGTCCTCCAGCAGTTGAGCCGTCATGTACGACAAGTGTTTCCTTGTCTGTATCTACAGTAACTTCGCCTTCGGCTCCAGTAAAGCTACCATGTTGCGTGGTTGTTCCACGTCTTAGTTTTAATAATTTTGCCATTAAATTGTTCCAAAGTCGAGTTGTAAATTAGCACCATCTATAGTACCGATGTTAGACATATTGTTATTTTGTCCATCTAATGCTCCACCTAATTGTGGTGAAGTGTCGTCCACTACAGAGGCTATACCTGAGTTAGATGTAATACCAGCCCAAATAGTTCCGTTGTAGTTTTTTAATACATTATTGGAAGTGTCAAACCAAAGATCACCATTACTAGGAGATCCCGGTTGATTAGCCGATATTGTATACTCATTAGCATATCTATTTACATCTGATATAGACGCACCAACTGTATTTACATTACTAATAGAACCAGCAGTTAAATTTATATTTGTACTATTATTAGCTACTGATACAATGTTTGCACTTATATCTGAAAGAGTTTTTATTGGGTCATCTTTTACAGTTATAGTATTACCCATTCCTGAGTGATTTGTACAGTAATACTGGAAGTTAGTTGGCTGTGATTCTGGTATTACAATCTGTACTTTTGCACCAGCTTGTCCCTGAGTACCAGTAACAGTTACGTTAGTTGAGTACTGTGAACTACCAGCATAGAATCGTAATGGATGAGTTGCGTTAGAGGCATCACTTACATCAAATGTGTATGTCCAACCTTTGTATAAAGTAAGAGCTGGTTTATCTACACCATCAATAATAAATTTACCTGTGGCTGCTGTAACAGTAAATGTAATTTCATCTTCTAAAACGTCTGCAACAATATCAAGTGAATCATTAGAACTACCTGTAGATGCAGCATCACTTATAAGACCTAAGTCTTCGGAATAAGTAATCGCACCTGAGACAATAGCAATATTATCAAGAACACTCTGTGCAGGGGTGACGATAGCCCAATTAGTCCCGTCATATACCCGTAAATTATCGGAGGAATTATCAAACCATAAATCGCCGTCTTGTAAGCTTGTTCCATCTGCTCTCTGTGTAGGCGCACTGCCTGATATTTGATAAATGTCTGCAAAGTTATTTATATCAACTACGTTTGCACCAGCATTAACAATGTTAGTTATGTTTTGAGCAACAGTATTAACTTGTGTTGCTATAGGTACTAATCTATGAAAACTGTATGTATGTAATGTAGATGTTGATTCTACTAAAAAACCAAAGTTTTGAGGTATTGCTGTAGGTACACCTGTAATCGTTACAGTGTTACCTGTTCCTGCACCATTTGCTATGGTTAGTGTTGTACCACTTTGAGGAGTTAACGTTGTACTTGCAGCTTGAATACTTAGTATAGCTGACTGCCCTGTAGCTCCCTGTGGGTTTGTTGTAGGAAAACTAGTCTCATTAGTAATAGCTGTAAAACCACCAACCTCGTCAATAAGGTCAATAATTCTAGCATTGATTGCAGCAGTAGTAGCTACTTTGTCATCTGCGTTAGACCATGTAACTCCACTAGCAATAGTTTCTGAAGAATCCTGTCTAAGAAATAAAGCTTCAGCTTCTGTTTCTGTGTAATATCTGTTATCTAATTGTCCAGCATTAAGTTCGGTTTCTGTGTAATATCTGTTATCTAGTTGACCAGCGTCTAGCTCAGTCTCTGTATAATATCTATTATCTAATGTACCTGTTGCTATTTGGGAATCAGTAACAGCATTAGCTTGTATATGTTCGTTTCCTATAGCATCATCAGCTATTTTTGTGCCATCTACAATATCGGCTGCTAAATGTTCTCTATCTATAGAACCATCTACATAATGCTCTGAATTAACTGCATTATCAGCTAATTTAGTGCTATCTATTATATCAGCTTCTAAATGAACACGATCTATAGAACCATCTATATATTGATCGCTGTCTACAGAATTAGCTGACATGTGACTTAAGTCTACACTGCCATTAACTAATTGGTCACTATCTACTGAGTCAAAAGACATATGAACCAAGTCTACACATCCATTAACTAATTGAGGACTGTCTACTGAGCCAGCAGACATATGTAAAAGATCAATAGACCCGTCTACATAGTGCTCAGAGTTAATTTGATTATCAGCTATTTTAGCACCTGTAACACAATCCGCTCCAAGAGCTGTATTATCTACTGAACCGGGAGCGTAGTGTTCTGTATCAATCGAATCTGCTGCATAATGTTCAGAATTTATAACATCATCAGCTATTTTTGTACCATCAATAGCATCATCTGCAATCTTAGACCTAATTACTGCACTATCTCCTATTTTAGTAGTAACAATAGAATCGGTTTCTAAATCTTCTGTTTCTATTGGACGAGTCTGTAACTCGTGTATTGCAAATAAAGCTTGTTCTTGGTTAGCATTTAAGTCTGTTGCACGAATAGAAGAACCGGCTGCAAATACAGCTTTAGGATCTTCGTCACCGTTTGTTTTACCAACAGTTGTTTTTCTATAAACTCTAACACGTACACCTGATTTAGGTGCTCCAGAAGTTTCTTGTACAGAACTATCAATACTGGTATTGTTAAATTCTATATGAGTAGGGTTGCTGACATTGTCAACAGTATATTTAGTTGTCGCTTGTGTTACTCCATTAAGAGCAACCTTTACATCTTCAGTTTGTATGACTGGGAAAGAGTACGTAAATTCCTTATCGGAACCATTAGGCGCACCACCCCCATTGTCGGTGTATGTAATTGCCATTTAATTAGTTAGTTATTTAGGCATTTCTAGAATTTTATCTATTGTGCCTTTGTTTGCTTTTCTATTTTTTAATTTTTGTTCTCTTTCTTCAAGTAATAACTTTTGGACGTCTTGATCTTTTTTAAGGCTTGCCCAAGCTCGTTTCTTAGCCTTGTCAAATGTTCTTGCAATTCGTTTGTAGTGGGGGAATGATTTAGGTTCAACATCGTTTAGACCATTTCTTTTGTGCCAATTCATCTCAGCAATAGATGTCTGTATAGATTCTTGTTTAGCCATTTTATCAAATTCAGCTAATAGGTTTTGCTCACCTATAGCTTTTTGGAACATTGACCTAACTCGTGGACTATCAGATAAATCTGTTCCATCTGGAGCTGAGTATGTAGAAGTTCGCATATCGTAGCCACTATTAAATAACATCTCTCTACCTTCTGAGTAGTCTAAATTAAAGTTGACTGGAGATACTGCATTAAACATGCGAGTAATAAAGTCGTGATCTTTAATTGGTCTACCAGTTAGTATATCATATTTAATAGGTAGTGGATTTGCTGCAATATTTTCAGTTATTAAGTTTCTGTTTCTTATAGAACTATGTAAATCAGATCCTAGTTCTCTTGTGTAAGGAGTCATAACTTTACCTATCTCGTTTCTAAGACCAGATAAAGGTACTGTGTTGTTCATCAACGAAGCAATAATTCTTTGCTGTTGACCGGGTTTACCAGAAAATAAATCTACAAATGACTGTAATCCAGCTAAGTAAGATTTACTTGTAGCTGTGTTAGCTAATGCCATAGATAGTTTTAGTAATCTGTCTTCTGCCCACTCTTCACCCATGAGATCCATGTGATCTCCTATATCTCCTACCAAAGCAAGTATCTGGTTGTAAGGTTCAAAGGCATCATAATTAACCCAGACGTCACCAATTTTTATAGTTCTTGGTTTCCATCCCATGTCCATCCATGCTTGTCTTTGTTTCCTATCTGTTGGTCCATTACCATGTAAACCACCACTAAGATATGCCATACTTGCCATAGTCAAAGCTGCGGAACCCATAGCTAATCTACCGTTCTGTACTGCTTTAGCGTTTATTAAATCTCTATTAGTTTTTATACCATACTTTGCTAAAGGTCTAAGATCATCTCCGGGTTTTGTTCTAGCTATAACGTTAAACTCGTCAACTAAAAAGTTAAATCCGGGAGTATGTTTTGCAGTCAAAGTCAGACCATTGATACCTGTTCTAGCAAATAGAAAGAAAGGTCTAGCCCATGGTGCTGATTGGAAAGCATCACCTAGTTTCTGAGAAAAACCAGTTAGATCTTGTGTAAGTGTAGCTTCTTTTCTACTATACTCTGCCATTTCGTCAGTCAAAGTATTGTCTGAATTAAATATCTTTTGGTTAAATTTATCTTCCATATCTTTGAAAAACTTAGCATCAAAGTTTTGGAAGTTACCATCAGGTAATTTTTCAGCAGCTTCTAGAAATGCTTTTTCTCTAGCTCTAGCTCTACCTACAATTAATGAAAACGCATCGTCAGTAGATGCCATGATTTTGGTTGAGTAAGTAAGAAGACTACTGTCATTCAAACCTCTAACCATGTTAGCTGTACGATATAATGCTTTATCTAATTTATTACCTCTAGTTTCTGCCCAGTGACCATATGCTATCCACTCATCATCCATCTTACTGCGTTCAACAAATCTAGTTTTCATTGTTGATATATCACCAGCCCAGTAAGAATTTAGTCTTTTTTTAAATAATTCAAACGATTCTGGTATTGCTTCACGCATTCCATTTAGTGCAGCTAGTCCAGCTCTTGATGTTACTGCATCACCACTCATTGCACCACCTATAGCCATAGCCATTGGTCTAGCAAATGTTGCAGTAGATGTACCCATGATTGCTCGGACTGCTGTTTTAGGTCCAGATAAAACACTATGAGTAAACATAGAACCCATCTCTCTTAAAAATGCACCAGTTTTTTTCTGATCTCCAGCAAACGTACCACCTCTCATCTTCTTACGCATGAATGCGTCAAGATCATCTAGAGTGTGTACACCATCAGCCATAGATATACCCTCAAACATAGCTTTGAATACTTCATCACCATCTTGTTCTGTAGTCATATCTAAAGCCATACGGAAAGCATCTATACTTTTTTGTACATCTTTATCAATCTTTGCGTTAAGTTCTGTTCTACTTAGTTTTGTTTTATTAGTAAGACGAGCATCACCAAACTCTGATAACTGTTGTGATACTTCTGCACTAGATATTTTTCTTAGTCTAAGACCAGCAATTAGTTTTTCTACCATTTGCTGTGCAGGACCATCTATATCTTTGATGTTGGTAATGTCAGCTAGTTCTCTAGCAGCTATACCAGAGTCTCTAATGTCATTAAACAAGGAAGTATTAACCATGTCTAATGCTTTTATGTACTCAGGTTTGACATATTCACCGACTTTTTTTTGATATGTTCTGCCAGTTTTAGAAGTTACAGTTTGATATAGTTTAGTTTGATCGTTAGTAAAGTTTTTAAAAAACTCTTCTGTGCTTATGTCAGTTGTATTTCTACCTTCATACACAGCTCTAAACATATCTAGATCTTTACCTATACTTTCTTGTAATGTTTTACCTTGTCTTCTTGCAGTGTCTACCATCTGAGCTATAAATCCTTGACTTCTAAAATTACCAAGAATTTCTTTTATAACTTTTTCTGCCTCGCCTGTACCTTTACTCATTCTTTCAATCTGAGTGTTAGAAGTCATAGAACCAACGTGTCCATCTTCTGCACCCCATTCTGACTTAGTACGTTTCATAGCTCTGTCTACATCTACAGCTTCACTGTTAGAGGTAGTAGCTCCTAAATGTTTATCACCAATAGGTTCATTCTTAGGAAAACGTACACCGGGATCTTTCATCTGAGATTTAACTTGTTCTCTTTTCTGTACTTCTATACTTTGTCTTCTTGAATTAATAAACTCTTGTAATTTCTTTCCAGCAGGCGTTAAGTTTTCAGGATTAGCAGCAGCTACTTCATCTTTAATATCACTAAGTCCTTTACCTACTTTTTTAACTGCATCAGTAACCGGTCTAAGATCTTCTTTTAATGCACCACCTAAAGCTGCTCTTTCATCATAAATATCTGTTGCAACTTGTCCAACTTTTCTACCAGTCTGTTTAGCAACGTCAGTACCTTGCTCAGCTATCATCTTAGCAAGTGGTGTCATCTTAAATATAGTTGCGTCAAACACAGCACCTATACCCATACCTTCAACAATATGTTTTAGTTTTCTTATTCCGGGATGATCTGTGTCGTTAGTAGCGAAAGGTGTATCAAGCCAACCATAGTGTTGTTTTAATGTACCAGTTAAGTTATCCTGACCTTCGTTTTTAGCAATCAAGTCATACTTTAAACCGGCTAACGCACCTTGTCGTAAGTGAGCTACTAAACCAGCACCTTTAGCAAGTTTGCCTGCACCACCTGTTACAGCGATAGTACCAACAACATCTGTTGCACCTCTAACTAATCCACCCCACCATGTTTTTGTTTCTATAGGGTCGCCATCACCATACATGAAATCATCCCATTCAGTATCGTAATCTTTCCCCTCTTCTTCCATTTCACCATTAAAAAAGTCAATAACTCTTTCTGGTGTGGTTATGATGTTAGAAGCAATGTCTCTAGCTCCAGCTCCTAAACCAATAAATGTATCGGCTACATAGTCGCCTGCTGTTGGACCTTCGTTTTCTTTTATAGGTTCGGGTGTAGTAGCTTCTACAGCCTGTTCCTCTGCAACCTCTTCAGGTGCTTCTGGTCTTTCTAATTTTATGTCAGCAGCCTGAATAGCAGCTACTGCTCTGTTTGTGTCCTGTTCGGATAATCCTGTGCCAGAGATACCTACCTCTAGCGTTGGATCAAATTCTTCATTCATAGTTACCACGGTAATTATTGCCTTAGTAGAAGGCTAGTAATCCGCAGTTACTGGTCCTTTCTTATTAAAGCTTTTTTGTTATAAATAGAAGTTTTTACGTTCTGGTTTCCTGCTCCTTCTGCTTCGAGTCTTGCTCTTGTTATAGTAGAACGAGTAGGGAATTTATAGATAAGTTCTAATATTTTATCATCATACTTTTCATCATTTTTATTACCTTCTATCTGTGCATCAGGTAAATAATATTTAATTTGTGAGTTAGCTAAGTCAAGAGGGTTAACACCCATTCTCATAGCTAAGTCACGATAATATTCTGGTATGTCAGCAGATTGTTTAAGTGGTGTACTATACCAATAAAGTAACTCTTCTTGAGTTTTTTTATCAGTAGATAATTTAGTTTTTCTCCATTTACCACCACTAGATTGATTCATATTTAACTGTATTCTTCTGCTATAAGATTTATCAGCAGGGTCTAAGTCGGGTGACATTAATCTAGTAACTGTACCTTCATCACTTAATACTTCTTTCACAGCAGCCTGTGCAGCTCTAAAAGCATCACGAGGTGTACTAACGATAGTTCCATCTTGCATGTAAGTTGCTTGGTAAGTAGAGTTAAATACCTCTTCTAAATTACCATATAAAGTTAACCATTCTTCTGACTTAGCATCAGTTTCACCGAATGTATCTCCGGTACCTTGGTTAGTGTAGGCTTTTAATAACTTAGTTGCTTTGTCGTGATCGGGTGTCCCGGGAACTAATGCACCAGCAGAAATAATTTTATCTTTATGTTTGTTAAACATAGATGTACTAAAGTTAGCTGCTTCAAAATCATATACACCACCTTGGTAACGTACAGACTTTTCAACTAAATCTTCAGCTATTTCATCTGGTAAAGATCCAGCTAACGCATCAGATAATTCATTAGGTACATATCCGTCATACTTGTCTCTATAGTAAGTATATAACTGTTGCTTTGCTTCGTTAGATAAATTAGGTGTAGCTCTAATAACTTGTAAATCAGCAGCTATACCAGCTTCTCTAGCATCTAATCTAGCCTGTGTACCTTGCGCTGCTGCGCCTGCTAGTTCACCTTCTAATCCAGACCACTCTTTCCATGAACCCATAGTCTTAGTAGAACCATCACGAGCTGTAATTTCGTGACTAACTATAGACATAGCTTCTGGATAAGTTATTACATTTTGCTCAACTAAACTAATTAGGTTTTCTTTAAATGCTGTTCTGCCTGCTGCAATAGTAGTTCTATTTCTAGCTGCATATCTTGCTGCCCAGTCGTGAGCTAGTTGGTGCCCGTCTTCAGGGTTAGCTGTTACAAAACCTACTGATATCATTTTACTGTCAGAGGCTGCAACTTGTGCTTGATAATTAGCTTCTCTTTCTACAGCTTGTTTTTTACGTCTAGCTTCGTCAAACTTATCTATTTCTGGTTTGACAACAGTAGCTACAAGTGCTTCGTTTAATCCTGCAAATTGTTTTGCATACTCAAACTTAATCTTTGTATCTAGAGCTGCCTGTTCAGCAGGAGATAGGTTATCTAGATGTCCAACAGAAACTGACTGACCATCTCTAACAACATCTATCTTAGTTGTTTCGTAAGCTTGATAAACATACTGGTCATAGTCTTTTGCTTTTTGTAAAGCATATTGTTCTGCAACCATATACTTTTCCCAACCAGCCATGTTACGAAATTCTTGAGCGGTGATAGAGTCACCGGTTTCAGCTTCGTACTTAGATGCAAATTCTTGAGTAGCAATATCATCATCAAATAGTTGTGATCTTTGCCCTTTAAAATGTTCTTCTAGTTCTGGACTAACACCTTTGGTAAGTATGTCTAGTTTTATCTGTGCTTCTCTATCTTCTCTAAATTTTTTCTGCCTTTCTTGTAATATAGTACCAAATGTAGATGAAAGATCAGATAACTGACTCCACATCTTTTCAGTGTTTTTTACTCTATCAGCAGCATTCTGTTCTAAACCTTGTAGGTATCTTTCCTCTGACGCTTGTATAGCTCTGTCAGATGCTTCTTGTTCTGGAATAACGTCAAGTATTTCTTGAGGCGTTACTGATTGTCCAGTTATATTAAAATCAGGAATTATGCTCATACGACCTCCATGTCAATATCAATTTTGTCGTAGTCAACAGTTAAATACATGTGTTCTACATTGATTCCTACAGCCATAGGATTCTTAAGTCTAACGTCTTGAGCCATTGCTCCACGCCATCTAACATCATCACCTTTGTAGTTAAATTCATAAATTTTATAACCTTGTGGTGATACTCCTATTTCTTCAATATTTTCTTTTAGTCTAATATCACTAGCTCCACCATAAGCACCGGGAGGTCTAGTGTTGGAATAGTTTGGTGTATTCATTCCACCGCCTGCACTTAATCCAGCACCTAATGCTTCTCCCATGCCTAACATTAAAGTCATACCTACGTTCTGCATTACTGGTTTTGGAGGTGGTAAATCTGCTATTGGTTGGATAGCTACTCTTCCAAAGGATCTGTTTAGCTGTCCTTTTAAATCTCTATTAATATCTCCATACACTTCTCTAGCATCATAGCCAGCTTCTCTTAAACCTCTGGATCTCATTGCTTGAGATATACCAAAGTTAGCATTATTCTGAACTAATTGTCTAGCTACGCTTGCACCTCTAACTCCACGCTCGGCTGCTGATGCTTCAATCATACCTTCGTTGGCTAACATCTTTTTAAAATCTTCTTGATTCTGTAAGATGGCTAGAGATCTTGCGTTATATAGTTGTCTTTGTACTTTTGAATAAGCTCGTTGAGCTGCAATGTTTGACTGGTCAACCTCTTGTTCAAATTGTACTTTTTTAGATGCGTAAGTAGTTCTTGTTTGCATCCATTTACGTTCTCGGACTTTTAGCTTATGCTCGTAAATCCTACGTTTTTCTTTGTTCGCTTGGGACGCACCCATCGCGGAGCCTATCGCTCCTACGGCTGGTCCTATTGCTGCTGGATCGCACACGGCAAAATTCTATAAAGGATAAATTGTTTGGTCCGTAGGGAAATCTCCTAAGAAATTTAAAACCTAAAAACCTAAGTAACTTAAGATGTATTTTGTTTCTTTCGTCAACAAAATTCCACAGTAACTTTTCTTGTCTTGAGTTTACATACCTTTTTGCTTCTCTAGCAAATGTATGAGGAAACTTTAAAATAGCTGGGGTACATAGCATCCATATTTGTCCACCATCGTGAACTCCTGCAATGCCACATATCTCATCATCTGGGTTAGTAAAATAGACTGACTCAGAGTTATGTACTCCGACAACCAGAGCATTTAAAGGGTCATGTCCATGACCTTCTTTTACTTCCCGATAATCGTCGGGTAGCAAGTTAGAAGCTACACGTAGTGCAGCCTCTGTTGTTGCTGGGTGAATGTATTTACTCATTTAATGCGTGTTGTAATTTATCTATGGTATCTTGCATCCAAGATTCCCAAGGATTACCTAGGGGTAGTTTCATACCTTTATACATACGGTTCTTTTTCAACCATTGACTGTATATACGTACTTCTTGTTCGGTAAGGGTGAGGTTATACACGTTGATAAAATTTAGTATTGTAAGCTCCTTCCCATGTCAAGTTATGAATAGTAGCTGGAGCTGGGTGTGTTGATTTAACTGTTAATGCTACGTTTATATTACTGTCATAAATAGGTACTTCTCTTAAAAGATTATCTTCTAATGTTGAAGCATTGTTAGCTGTATATCTATCTGCACCTGTTAATTCATGTAACTCTGTATAATCAACTCTACCTGTTCTACTTAATGTAGTTTCGTATAAACCTATAGGACCAAATCCAAACTTAGCTCGGTGTAATACAAGACTAGATCTAGTGTCAGCTCTAAAGTTTTCGCCTTCTCTAGTCACATAGTAAATAGTAGGTAAGTCAACTTGCATAGTAAACTGATGACCTATTAAAAAGGTTTGACTAGACCAGTTACCATCTATTTCTAAGTTACTACCATTGATAGTTATTAATCCATATCTACCTAATTGATCTCCGGAGTCAACATCATAAGCTGCTAATTGACTTGTACTTTCTATACCAGTAGGTTTAGTAAATGTTGTTTTATTAGTTGTAGCGTTGTAAGTGTTAGATCCTGTTGTTACTGACATTAAATGATCTAAATGTACTCTATTTTCTGCAATAGCAAAAGTGTTAGAATCCATTTTTATTGCATATTTAAGTAACTGATCTTTACTGTTATTACGTACAACTACGTATAAATTATCATCTTGCATACAGTGGTATTGAATTGTTCCAGTCAATGTCCATTTAAACCAAGCTGCTAATTTTCTTTCTCTAATATTGTCAAAATACCTATAACCGTACAGTGTAGGTGTACCTTCTTCACTAAAAAATATAACTGAGTTTTCTCTAGAGTTAGATATAAGTTTTAAATCTTTTTCAAACAGTCTAGCAACTACTGCACTTTGTTCTATAACCTCTGGTTCACCTTCTCTTTGTACCTGTGCCATCTCAAAAAATCTTGAGAACTTACCAGCGTTATCTAAGAACCCGATAGTAGTACCAAGAGAGACAGGATTTGTAGCAAAGTTAAAGTTGTAAGTAGAAAGAGCATTGATCTTAGCTGTTGTTGGGCTGAACACGTCACTATCTGTAGTAAGCATGAATTGTTGGTTTTTAGAAAATAATAATAAACCTGTGTTTACCTGTATGCCATCATAAATAATAGCAGGATATTCTGAACTTGCTGCTATATCTATAGGATCACTAGCTATTAACTGTATAGCTGATTTAGCAAAGAAGTTAGTAAAGTCTCCGGGACGAGACATGACTATATTTTCATCAGCAAGTATTGCAAATCTGTTTCTAAAAAACAACAACTTACTAATTCCTTTACCTATAAAAGAAGGTTCAGGGTTAGTTACGTCATCACCAACTATTGCATCGTCCCATTGAGGGACAGAATATTGCGTTCCGGAAATAGTATAATTAGAACCATCTAGTTCAGTTAATCTAAAATTACCGTCAGCAGTTCTGATAAGAATGATTGGCATTCTAGATCTTTTCAATCTAATTAGTCTTCCCGGTTTAGCACACTCTTCCCATGTACCCTCACCATCTTTGTCGTTATTACCAAAAAACTTAACGTAATGATTATCTTCATCGGCAACACTATTAATTACCTCTACAACCATGCCGTGCTTGCACTGAGAGGGTAAATCACCTACATCGTTAACTTTACTAGCAACAACGTTTAACAGCTCTCCTACGGGCGTAGAAGCGTTAAAGACGGAGGTTCGTTTTATATGTAGTCCTGTACCAATAGTTGTAATATCTGAGTTAGTAAAATTACCACTAGCTATTAATGAAGTTCTAATATCTCCAAGAATACTCTCAGCAGTAATAGTAGTTTCTGTATCAAATGGTGTAGGGTTAGGTCTAACTAACGCAAGGTTAGCTTGCACAATAGATTCACTGGTTGCTTCAATAGTTACTTTATAGTAAGCATCCATCATAAATACATAAAAGTAATCACCTGTTTGCCATCCTTCTCCACCATGTAATAAATCATGTGTAGTTGTATATCTAGCTTGATATGTAACATTACTTCCAGAACCAAAAGGAACTGATTGACCAGTTGTAGCTATACGAAAGTATAAATTATTTCTACCAGTTTGACTTCCCTGATTAGAAGCATTAAATATATTAACTGTGTAACTATAGTTAGTATCAGACTGATTACCATTAGCTAGGGTTCCACCGGTAGCACCTTCGTCAACAAGTGTAGTTCCAGTACTTACACTAAATATACGAGTACCAACGTTAGGTGCGAAAGAATCTCTACCATCTCCAGCAGGCTCTCCACATCTAGCATTATTACCATCACCTCTAGTTGCATGAGTTCTCATTTTAAAGTTAGAGTCACAGTAATTATTACTTGAGTTTACAAGAGTTACTTTAATACGTGTGGCTGTGGTAACTGTAGAAGTATTAGTGTTATCAAAAACATTTAACGCATACTGTTTTGCATAAGAAATCTTTTTTAACTCGACAAAAATTTCTTTGCCAAAATTTCCAAGAGGTTCTGTAGTAGTATCCATCTCTGTAATAATGGACCTATTGTTTAGATAAGTAAAGTCGTTTAAAGTTAGTGTTTGTAAATCTTCGTCATTTGTGTGCATCAAATAGTTATCTTTTACAGTGACATTACTTGTACTAATAGTTCCACTTGCTGTATCTTCAACTCTAAATGTATTAGCATCAACTATTTCTGTAACTGAATAAACACCATCTGTAGCTCCGCCTGAAGTAAAGTCTAATTCAACAGCTCTTCCAACAGTAAAATCATGGCTACTTAAAGTAACAGTAACTGTATTACCAGACCTAGTATAAGTTGCAGATCTGGATTGAGTAGTATTACCAACTACTACAGACTTTTCTGCTCCAGTTAAACAATCCCACATTTTAACAATACCAGTACGTGATATTTGTCCTATATATTGTTCGTTTTCGTCACGATAGTAATGAAACCATCTACCGTTTGCTGTAGAGTTATTTGAACCATCAGATAAAGATGCCACAAACTTTCCAGCCGGTCTTTTTAATAATCCTTGTGTAACGTCAGGTAAGGCGTTCACCATGTTTTTTACCTGACCGGGAATCTTTTGCTCGTCAGGTTGTTGTGAAATGCCAGCCGTTAACGCTGGAATAGTTTGTGTAATGTTTGCCATTATCTAATAAGTGCCTTGTAAGGTTGATAAGATCTGTAGTTACTTTCATGGGGAAAGCCGAAGAAACTATGGTCTCCCTGCTCACAATCGTACTCATATGCTGTTGCTTTAGTTTGTGCTTCTTCTAATTGAAGTAACTTAACTAAATCAGCATTAGCGACTAATTGAGTTGCAGCTCTTACGGACGCTCTAGCAATAATATATCTCTGTATAGCTGGAGGTACATCATTGAAAGCTAGTAAGTATGTTATGTCAAAATAGTGATCGCCACTAAAAACAAATGTGTGATTAACATTGTCATATAATTTTCCATCCTTCCTTACTACATCTTTAGTTTTATCAGACAAACCTTCGTGTACGTCGTACCTAAGATAATTAGTAGGAATTATATAGTGACCATTAGCATCAGGAGATATTAATACGTGGTCTTCTTTATTAAAATGCCAGCCTTCGTTTTGCACGTCTTTTGTAACTTCCATTAGAAGTCCATGAATCATTGCAATCTGTGGGTTGGCAAATGTGTTTGCTATTTCTTGTCCTGTGTTAGTCGCGTCTGTAGTTACAGTTCCAAGTGTAGTTACAGGTGATTGACCAATGCTACCCAAGATAGAATTAACTGCGGATAGTTCGGTATCGGTTGCTATTTGAGTAGTCATAAAAAAAAGGGGGACACGAAGTCCCCGTATAAAAAAATAAATTAGTTGCTGTTAGCAGGGTATGTGTTACCGAATACAGCGTTACCTGTAGATCCGGGTGCAGCACCAGCTATAAGCTCAACGCAAGCAGCAGGGTTTAGGAAATCTGCGCCCATTGCCATACGTCCAAGGATTACGTCACCTTGGTAAACAACTGAAACGTCGCCTGAAGTTACTTGAACCTGTGGTCCAATAGCTTCTACAACTCCAGCAGCTTCCTTCTGGAAGATTAGTCCGCAAGAGTTAGCGAAGTCAGTAGCATTACCGTAGTTACCGTTAATACCTGTTACAGAAGCTCTACCGTCTTCTGCTGTTTCACCTACAAATGAACCTGTGTTTCCGGGATCTGTGATTCCGGGGTTAGTTGCAGATGCAGTACCGTACTTAGTACCATAAGATCCGAAGAATGGAATGTTCATTGACTTGTAGATCTTGATACCAGCAATCTCAACTACGCCTTGTCCAGACTGTAAAGCTGTTCCTTGTGCGTCACGGTTGATTAGACCAGATGTGATTACACCAGAACTTACAGTGTTGATAAGACTGTAGTATTGACGAGGGTTTAGAACGGCTACTCTGCCGTCAGAGCTAACTCCTTTTTCGTCAAGAGCAGCAGCAGCATCATAGAAAGCATCTACTAGCTTAGCAGCGTCATATGCGTTGTTAGCTTGAGCTGTAGTACCTACTCTGATCTGTGTACCGCCGGGCTCGACAAAGCCAGACTTAGAGATTGGTGAAGCTTGACGTGCTCCCTTCGCGATTTGACGGAAGATAAGTCTGTCATACTTCTGAGCAAGAGCATATCCAATCTTCTTAGATATTTCTCCTCTCAATTCATAGTGTGCTAGTGTTTCATCTAGCTCATAAACAAACGCTGAACTGATTAATAGGTCATCGCAAGTTATGGTTTTTTCAGCAACTGGAGGTGCTCCGTCGGAGTTACCCATGATGCTGTTGCCGGGCGTATGGAACTCGGCTTTTGTGTGTCCAGTGTAAACGAACTGTAAAGATTTTCCATTCTTAAGAGTTCTCTTCATAACGAGATCTCTTGCGATTGCATTGTGCTGGAAGCCTTTAAACATTTCTCCACTGAACAACTTTAAATAAAGTGCTCTAGGATCGTTACCACCATTCAGCGCACCCGGACGGGTTAACTGGGCTAACTGTGAAGCACCTGAATTTTGTTGTGCCATTGTTTATGGTTAAAATTAAAGGTATATTGTATCGTTCCTAACGTTAGAATGTTGTCAGTCTTAATTGGTCTAACGTGAGACTGGCACGTTTTGTGGTCTTTTCCCACCGTCGACGGGTAAAAGGTATCCTCCTCAGAGGGCTTTTCCCAAATTGAGTAGGGAGGTAATGCTCCTCCCCTATGGTCTACTTGACTACTCTTGTGTAAGCAACGCCACGATATACGAAAGTAACTTTCATGCTTCTCTCCTATACCTAGACCCCGTTCCATGCCTAGGATTCATGCGTCCCCGGAGGGATGAACGGACGTAGATTAATAAAAAAGTTTGTTTGTTGTTATCCAAGTATTTATGGTGTACCTATAACCAATAGGAGAATCAACATAATGTGGATATAAATAATAAACAGGAAACACTATAGCCTCTCCACGTTTTACAGCCGTTGTGTAATCTTGAAATGGAAAATGAAATTCTCCATATTCATAATTACTGTTTAAACCTAAGATAACACTTACAGTCCTGAGCTTATCAGCATCTAGTTTCGGATCACAAATATTATCTACATGTTCTCTAGTTGCGCCTGAGATTTTCCTAAGTTGATAACCTGTATCTCCAGTTGCTACAAACGTAGGATATTTTTCAAAGTATTTCTCCAACACATTTTCTAGAATTTTATGAACATGCTGATCTAATTCAGATTTTGGTGTTAGCAGTAACTCTTTACAAATAACATGGTTGCCAGAGTTGTATTGTACGTCCTCAGTTTTATCAATATTATTTTCAAGATGTTGAATTAGTAGATTACAAGTTTCCTTATCTACAATGTTTTTAAATTTTTCAATTCCTGTTTTCATTTAGTTTAAAGGCTAGGGTGATTCTCATAGGACATGTCTGACGAGAAAAGGGGAAGGCTTTATGTGGTGTCATACCATCAAAGGCAATCATTCTTCCTGTTACAGGTGCTATGATTTCTTCTCCAACCTGAGTAAACCCACCCCACTCTCTGTTATAAGGACTTACATATATTAGTGCAGTCTTATCACAGTTATCAACATGGAATGATCCATCCATGCCATACGATTGACCGTTAAAGTATACCCTTGTAGCAGAGTATTGACCTATCTCCTTCGTAATCTTTTCAAATAGATACTTATAAAATTTATCTAGTACTGGAGCGTAGTATAAAAATTCTAAACACTCTGGATTAAGATAATCACTAGCCTGTATATCCCAAGGTTTACGACACTGCTGTAAATAATTTATTTCTTCAGAATTTAAAAAGTTATCTATTAATTTCATAATTTTGTTGGGTGGTACTCCAGTGTCGAGTGACACCGGAGATGATAAAGAGATTAGTTATCAGAGTTATCAGAGTCAGAAAGTTCTTTATCAGTTTCTTTCTTCTTTTCTTCTTCTTCATTCCAAAAGCCATACCGGGTGACGCTTGCTTTACCGAAACAACCTCCTTCAGATTGTTGTGACATTATCCTATTGTAGGTGCAGTCAAAGCAACTGATGTTGACTCAGTAGAAGCTAAGTCAAGTGGGAAGTTGTGAGCGTTACGCTCGTGCATTACCTCGAATCCAAGGTTAGCTCTGTTCAGAACGTCAGCCCATGTTGGGATAACCTTTCCATTGACATCAACTACTGATTGGTTAAAGTTAAAACCATTAAGGTTGAAAGCCATAGTGCAGATTCCCATGGAGGTAAGCCATATGCCAACCACGGGGAAAGTAGCAAGAAAGAAATGTAAAGAACGAGAATTATTGAAAGAAGCATATTGAAAAATTAGTCTCCCAAAGTACCCGTGTGCAGCGACAATATTATATGTCTCTTCATCTTGCCCGAACTTATAGCCATAGTTCTGCGATACGTCCTCTGTTGTTTCTTTAATAATAGAGGAAGTAACAAGACTTCCGTGCATAGCAGAGAAAAGAGCTCCACCGAATACCCCAGCAACACCGAGCATGTGGAACGGGTGCATAAGGATATTGTGTTCTGCTTGGAATACGAACATGAAGTTAAAAGTACCAGAAATACCAAGAGGCATACCATCACTAAAACTCCCTTGTCCAAAAGGGTAAACTAAGAATACTGCTAGAGCTGCTGAGACTGGAGCTGTGTATGCCACAAATATCCATGGTCTCATACCTAGTCTGTATGATAGTTCCCATTGTCTGCCTGCGTATGCAAGCACGCCTATCAAAAAATGAAAGACGATAAGTTGGTATGGTCCACCGTTATATAACCATTCGTCTAAGGTTCCGGCTTCCCAAATAGGGTAAAAATGTAGTCCGATTGCGTTTGAGGAGGGGACGACTGCTCCTGATATAATATTGTTTCCGTATAATAACGAGCCGGAAACTGGCTCACGTATGCCATCTATATCTACAGGCGGTGCTGCGATAAAGGCGAGTATGAAACATGTGGTAGCAGTTAGTAAAGCTGGAATCATTAACACACCAAACCAGCCTACGTATAGACGGTTCTCTGTGCTAGTGACCCAGTTACAAAACTTCTCCCAGTTGGTAGTAGTGTCTCTTTGTAATGAGATTGCTGCCATTTGTGATTAGCTTGAATGTATGTTGTCGCATTCCTCTTCGACTTTAGAGAGGAAAAATTGGATGACTTTATATTTTTCCACCATAGGAAGGTCCGCATCCAGAAGAACTTTATGCCTTGTCTGAATAAAATCAAAGCAAGTCATCTTCCACTTATATGGAGGAATTTGCCTCGGCTTAGAATACGCCGGGGATAATCTGACCAGTGGTGATATAAGCACCGACAGCAGCAACAAAGCCAAGCATCGCTGCCCAGCCGTTAAAACGTTCTGCTTCATGTGTAAAGATTGGGTTGGTGTTGTGGTGTGACATTTCGATTAATTGAATAGGTGGTTCGTAGGGATACTCGTTTTCGAGTAGTGTGTCTAGATCTCTTGTTTTCATAATTAAAACTGAAGATCTGAATTGTCTAATTTTCTGAGGACATCATCTCTGTATGCCTCATCTGTATCATAGCGTGGATCTCCCATCGCTGATACAAGTTCTGCTTGAGATCTAAATGTTTCTCCAGCAGACGATGCAGCTCTGCCTTGTAGCATTCTGCCTTCGTAGCCATTAGCTTCATTATACTCATTTTGTAATCCTTTGAATGCTATGCTAATAGCCATTGGATTACCTGAGTCTACAACAGAATCAAAAGCATTGATAGCGTCGTCAGTTAAATTACTGGCAGCCCAATCAACAACTGCGTTGTAGTTTGCTTCTCCTCCACAAGCGTTCTGAACACTATTAACTTGTGCCTCAGATAATTCTACACCTTGTGTAGGTGCTTGAGGATTGTTTGCTTGAATTTCTAAGTAAGCGTTTACTAAGTCTTGACTACTCATCTGACTAAATGACTCTATAGTTTCTTCACTAAGTTGTCCGTCGTTTGCGTAGTATTCTTCTGATGCTTCAGTAATTAGATTGACCGCAGGAGCATATTCAGATACCTCCTCATCGCTTCCTTCCTCTTCTTCATATCCTTCGTCGCTGCTTTCGTAGTCGACTTCTTCTTCTTCTTCGGTTTGTCCAAGTTTCTTTTGTAATGATAAGTATGCGTTTTCTAATTCTTCTGCGCTTTTATATTTACCAGCTAGTAGTTGTTCTTGTTCTGCTACTAACTTTTCTCCTACTTCAAGAGAGTTCTGCTCCTCTGCGGATAGAACTTCTGTGTCAGGAGTATTATCATAAGATAAAGTTTCTGCCATTATTCAGGTTCTTGTGGTGGTTGTTCTTGTCCCCCGGGCATCATACCTTGGAGGTTTTCTGTGTCAGCTAATTTAGAATTAGCAAATTGACCAGCTTGTTGTAAGAGAACTGCTTGTTGTTGCTCTTGCATCATCTGTTCCTTATCACCTTGTAGTTGTTCTGGAGTCTTGACTAGATTTAATACATCAATACCTTGTGCAGCAGCCAATCTCTTGATTGCTTCTAATGGATTGATAAATTTCATCAATGCTTCTGGTCCTACTGTTTGTGCAATAGTTCCCATAAACATAGTCAAAGCTTCTCTGTCTTGTCCTCTACCTAACGCATTTACACCAGCTACAATAGTTGGTCTAATAATATCTTTAGGTAATTTAGGTAACTCATTAGTTCTTTGTAGTACTAATAAAGTTCTATCTAAATAAGGTATAAGAAAAGATGTAGTTAACAGTGAGAAGATACCGCCGAGCTGTTGCTCTAGCTCAAGCTGTGTAAGCCTGACTTCTTCTGCTGTTACTCTTTCTGCATTCCTAACATTCATAACTAGGAAAGCTTCAAGCAATCTTCTTTCTATTGTTTGAGACATCTGTGCAGCCGTTGAGAAGTCAGCAGTTTTACCTACCTGTACAACTTGTACATCTTCTGCCCTGCCTTGCACAATGGCTCCATTTCCAGCCTTTGCAATAGTTGCTGGCTTCGTAGTTGAAGATGGACTGACCAGAAAGATTACCTTACTGGCAGCAGCAGCTCCTTCGACAAGAGCTTGTGATAAACCTTCTAGAGATTTCAAGTCCCCAAGGAACTCTTCTACTCTACCACGTCCGTATTGTTCTCCGTCAACAGAATTAAAAGTCAGGACAAGCCAAGGACTTGCATTCTTAGGAGCTGTACTACGTGAGCCCGGTACTATCATATCTTCTACTTCTTGATACCATACCCATCTGCCGTTATCTAGTTTCACGCACGTGTAAACTTCGACATCATCAGTATGATTACCATTTGTTTTATCAACGACTGTGTTGGGTTCTTTCTTTGGAAGATCGAAACCGAGTACATCGCGATTTATCAATTCCTTTGTAACTATTTCTAGGACGTTACCATTTCCATCTCTGTTAACGACATACCTATTTAGAGGATAGTTTTTGATTCCATCTTTACCCATAAATAGTAACGCATTACCACCAACAATTAAATGTTTTAGTGCTTGATGTATTACTACTCTATCATTTGATGCAGCGATATAGTCCATGACCATTCGTTCCATCTTAGATAAAGATAGTTCCATTTCTGACATTGCCTCTGGAGGTAAATCCTCACCTATCTTATCTTCTCGTACTCCAAACTTAAAGAAGGTACCTTGTGGAGGTAGGATTGCAAGCATTAGTTTTGCTGCTAAACCTACCACACACTTGGAACCAACTGACTGCCACGGAATACGTAAAGTTTCGTGTGTAGGTTTTGAGGTTGTATCGTCTTGAATTAAATAAGGTAACGTGAGTTCTGAACAATCAACGGCTTTGTCTAGGAATTGTCGTCGATCTGTTACCAGTTGATTGTATCTCTCACGGGCTAACATTAGTTAATGCCTCCGGTACCGGCTCCACCGGTGCCACCTGTATTTACTTTAGGATTTAATTTAATCCTTAAATCACCTGTACCTTTTGAGTACTGGTTTTTGTTCTTGTTACCACGATCATCTTTAGCTCGCTTTACCTGTGGGTTCACATCCTTAATCATAGGATCAGGAGGTGGTGCTGTAGGTGTTGGAGGTAATGGTGGTGGCGGAGCTGGTGGTAAAGGTGGTGGGGTTGGCGGTGCGCCTCCTCCGATACACATAATTAAATTTCCTCGTCTGTTTGTTTTTGTTTTATATAATCTATCACACTAGCTTGACCAGCACGATACATTATTGTATTTATATCTTCTTTGGGGTGAATAGGTTTCCACCCAAAGTTCTGTTCTAACTCATCAACTAAATCGTCGAGCTTCTCATTATGAAGCTTAAGAGTATTGAGGGAGATTGACATTTGAGTGTTCAAAGAATGCAGGCATTCTAGCTGCCTTAGTTTGTGAAAACTCTGGTGCTTTGCCTTCGTACATAAGTCTGTCGCTGGCATCTAACCAAAATTTTTTGTCCAAATATCTATCGGCATTCTGTTTTAAGGGTTGCATTACCCAGTTGATAGTTGCCTTTCTTAACTTGTCTAGTGATTGACTAGGCTTGAGACCTAGCTCTGTACATACCAATGAGTTAGCTGCCACATGGACTTGCTCGTCTCTTGATATATCTGCACTGACAGTTCTTAGACCGGCGTCACCACAAAATCTAAAGAACGGTAGTAATACAAAAAAGATTGCTCTCTCTGCTACTAATGCTTTTAGTATTGTGTGGTCAGGATGTTCTTCCCACGCTGCACGTAAGCGTAATGCTTCGGCTTCGGCTTTTTCATCTACGCCTAGTGCGTTGGTGATGTAGCCAAGTGCAAGATCATGCTTGATCTCGTCCTTAACGTTTGACTCTAGAAGTGCTCTGGCAGAGTCGGGAACTTCCTTATCAAGTGCTTCTGTAATGAACTCGCCAACTGGTAACTCCATATGGCGTATTGCAAGAGCACGGTAGATGGTTTCTTCTGCACCTTCTTTTAGTTTTCCTTTAGATGTTTGTACTGGTGTCCAAGTTCGTTTCCGGGACAGTAGTTTTATATAGGGATTCATTGTTGACAGTCACAAGCTATTTCGTCTGGTTTATTACTCATAAGATCTGCCAAGTAATCTTCAACCTCAGTATCTTCTAGTGCTGCGTAAGCATCTGTCTTATCCTGAGTATCTCCCATCACTTGCAAAGCATAATATAAAGAAGTTTGTGGACTGAGTAACCACTCTTCTATAAATGCCTCATCGTAAGTCACCATGTCACTCCAACTGTTGAAGCTATAGCCATGAAGCAATCCTGTTCGTTCTAGCATAATCATTATCTGATCTGCTACTAACTTATAACTCTCCCATCCTACCTCGGATGCGATCTCTACGTTTCCATAGTTGACTTGCTCAACACCAAACTCTCCTGAATCTCTGTCAACAATGCGACTGATTGGAGGAGCTATCTCTGGTGTAGAAGTAAAACCGTCAACGTCTCTACTTCTGTAAGAACAACTAGCGGTTGGAGCAATAGCAAATGCCCGTTCCATGTGGTTCTCACGTGCTAGGTTAGCTGCTTCTTGTATGCCGAGAAAGAGCTCGCGTGCAGCTAATCCCGCGTAACCTTCGTAAGGCTCAGCATTATTAGTTGCTGTTAAAGCCTTACCAAACTCGGCATATGTAATCCTGTTGTGGGCTAGGAAGTTGGCTAACCCAAGAACTCCTAATCCTACTTGTCTATCATGTTTTGGTTTGAGATACTCTCCAGTCTCTCCAACACCTGTTTTACCATGGAGGTCGCACAGCTCGGACATGCCTTTACGGAAAGCCGGGCGTAAGTCGCCGATGCGACAGGCACCGAGATTGATATGTTGGAGAAGGCATGTGCCTCGTGAGGGCAAGTAAACCTCAAGACAGACGTTGCCTCTGATCCTGTTGCCATACTTATCATGCTTTATTTTGTTGAGCCAAATGTCTCCTCTTGCAATGCCTCTAAGTATTGCTTTCTTTGTTGCAGTTTCTGTATCACGCCAGAGTCCTGTGGTGAGGTTAACACATCTTTTAACCCATGGGAGCTCGGCTCTTTCTGCTTGCACGAACTCAAGAATATCGGGGTGGTTAATATCAAGATGGAGGACAACAGCACCGTTCCGGTACGTACCTCCGCGCCTAAGAATTTCATTTAATGTTGAGTAGATTTTTCCGAAGGAGACTGGTCCGCTCGCAACGAGTGAATCAGGTCCTTTATTAGTTGTTGTTCCTTTGGGTCTAAGTTCCGACATGTGGACTGCGACTCCTGCTCCATATCTAAGAGCATGCGACACAAATCTCCAGCTTGCTTCGATTCCATCGGTGCCTTCCATTGAATCCTGCACATTAAATATTGTGCAGCTTACGGGTAGACGATTAGTTGGATTATCAATCCATTGCTGAACTCGACCAGTTCTAGCAATCTGATTTGGTTCTATTTTCGATTTCATTGAGTAAATAATGGGCAGCTTTTTTTAAGTCTTTTAAATCGTTGTCTTTATATCCTGCTCTGCATACATATTTGATTACGTTTCCAAGGTGATAGTTCAAGGATTGATCTCTTATAAAATCCCATACTTCTATGTTCCCTCTCTGGTAGTAATCAGGACCTTCGCTTTTTTGCTTCATTTAACAACGGGTAGATTAGATTGTTTAATTTAAAAACCTGTTCTTGCAACTTTAAATACAGCTCCATCATTGTTTCTTTATCTATATCATATAGAGCTAACTGTATCTCCCTCATTTGTAGGTCTTGATGGAGAGTCAACTTGGTAGTCTGGAATGGGTTGCCAGAGGATTGGTTCTTTTCTTTCATGGTCGTAGTCGTCAGTAGTTAAGATTCGTGCAAGTCTTGCGTTGATTAACGCGTCTTGTTCAGTCATCTCTTTGTCAACAAAAGTTTCAACGACTGCTTTCCATGTGTATCCTTTTTCTTCAAAGATTTTCTCTGCTTTTTTTATACCAATACCGGGAACGCCTGCGTAACCATCAGTGTTATCGCCTGCCATTGACTGAATTAGATGCCATCTTGCTCCTTCTTCTGGAGTGATGTCTACAGTTTCTTTGAAGTCATATAGTTTACCGGGAATCTGTCTCATATCTTTGTCAGGAGAGACAATTATGTTTCCGGGATATTTTGTAGCATAGATTCCTATAGAATCATCGGCTTCGAGTGTATCTTTGAGGATAACTCTGTATTGTTTTTTAAGTTCCTGTATGACACGTTTAAATCCACAGGGCTTTTTTCGCTGTCGATGACCCTTGTATTCGGGTAGAATTTTTTTCCTAAAATTATTAGGACTTGTAAAAAACAATATTAATTCATCATCAAACGAACCTAGTTCATTTTGGATTCTATCTAAATCTCTTTTGACACATTTCATAGCGTCAGAAAAGTTAGAAGTAACAACTATTACGTCATCACCAAAATCCATTTCGGTTTCTGCTGCTGCACAGCATTTGTAGACTATATAGTCGCAATCAATTAATAATTTCATATTTTAATGTACGTCAGCCCATGTTTTGCCTTGCTTTGCTTCGGCAGCGATAGGACAACGTAAATCGTAGTATTCGCCAGCTAGTTCTGCTGCTTTTTCTAGAAGATTCATTAAATTTGTAGCATCTTCTTGTGGTGTTTCGTATTGCAATTCATCATGCACGAATGCTAGTTGATGTGTGTGAGGATTATGTATAGCATCGTTAGCTATAACCATCCATCGCTTTGCAACTATACCAGCACTACATTGTAATAAATAATTTAGTGCTTTGTGCGGTGAATCGACCAACACCCTTCGTCCGTCCAGTGCCAAGAGGTAACCGTTAGCAGCCTTATTTGAAACCGCTCCCAGTAAGTCACTGAGTCCTTCGATAGCAGATACGAAAGCCTCTCGGATCTCGGATCCTTTTTTTCTAGCTTCCTTGGGTTGTAAAGAGTTATCATAACTCATACCTATTTTTTCGTTTCCTGCACCGTACAAGAAGGCGTATGTTACGGTCTTAACTTGTCGGCGAGTGATTCCTATTTTGTCTGCGTTAACTTGATGTATGTCATCGTTAAGTAATATGTCAGCATATCGACCTCCGTCATATCGTCCTAAATAATGTGCAAGCATTCGTAGTTCTATACCACTTAAATCTGCGCCTACCATTATATGCCTTGGACTGGCAGTAAATAGTTCTCTAAATTCTTTATCCGAAGGAACTTGGGCAAGATTCGGTTTACGATGAGCACATCTAAATGTGTTCGTAGAAACTGAACAGTTGTGGTGTATCTTACCTTTAGTCGTAACAAGCTTGTTCCATGCGTTCACGCCTTCGGATATCATCCCAAGCTTCTTTTTTATCGTCAAACATTTCGCACATGCTCTCGAGAAGGGAATATTTATCTCCGTCAATGTAATCTCGTCGATAATTGGTTTCCCAGTCGTGGTGATCTTGCTCAATTTGACTTTGAAATGAGTCGTCAAAATCCATGCTATGTGGTCTCGTGAAGTGGGGTTAAATTCTTTTAGTCTTTGGAACTCTGCTCCGGCTTTATATCCTTGTGTAGAGTTATCTCGTTTAGGAGTGAACAACGCTCCTCCAATGAGAGGGAATTGTCTCCGAAGTACTTGAGTAAGTTCTTCCATCTCTCTTCTGAGATGTGACTCAAGTTGGAAACTTTTTTGTTCGTCAAATGTCCATCCATGTATTTCTTGTTCTGTTAGTATTTCTGCGACTCGGTGCTCTAATCGACACGAGTCAGATAAGGGCGGAAATGTTCGCATAATTTTGTAGTTACTTTTACGTCTTGCACCATGTAGTCTTGCATCTCTTGACTCCACTCTTGCCAGTCAGAGTTTTTACCAAAGTCTCCTTTGTATTCTCCTAATCTGTAGCCATATGCTTCAAGTGAATGTCTACCATATAACTGTAATGGCATATGTCTCCACTGTCTTTTCTTATCTATCTCCATTAAATTTGGGTGATATAAGCGAGAAAGCACAAGAGTATCAATAACTGTAGCATCAGTATGAAACCCGTCGCTAAGCTTCCGAAGGACAGCAAGGTCGTACCCAATAAGGTTGTGACCAGCAAGAGTATCAGCTTCCATAATTTGATTGATACCATCCCGTATGCTGGGCGTTTCGTCATTCTGATCGTTATATACGTATGTCTTCTCTTCTTTGGTGTCAAAGGTGGAAATGCAATGTATCTTAGAAACGTCATATAATAGTCCGTTTGTTTCTATGTCAAATACCAGCACTATTTTTTACCGGTATAAGTTTTGTCCTTAAACTTAGCTTTCTTTTTAGCTTGTTTTGTAGGTGGGTTTGGTTTCACCAGTTCCAGATCAGAAGTCTGTACTGGGATTGAAAATTGGCTCCGTAGTTTCATCGTATTTACATGTTTCTTTGTTGTATTTAAGTTGACATGCAACACCTACCTCTCCGGAGTAGCGATTCTTTAGAACCCGTAAGATCGTTTGGTCTACAGCTTCAGTTTGTTGGTTTCTTTCGAGTCCCCATACTTCATCTGCAAGCTGAGATATTGCAGCAGATCCTCTAAGTTGTCCTAGAGTTACGCGTGCTCCTTCTTCGTGGTTTTTGTCTGTCTGTGTTCTACGTAGATGTGATACTAAGAATAGCTTGATTCCAGTTCTTTCAACTAAGCTACGTAGTTTAGTCATGGTGTTATCTATCATTTTCCTCTCATCACCATCTAGTCCAGATATAAGTATGGATAGGTGGTCAAGAAAGATTATTTTTGCTTCGAGTGCGAGTGCCATATATTCAATACGACTGTAAATAATATCAGGGTCAGCACTGCCGAAGTGGTCATAAAGGAAGAGACGCCAGTTTTTGAGAGTCGCATCATAAGCTGTTACTAATGTTTCCTTGGTATGTTCGCCAAGGTGTAACGCTTGACCTACAGCCACGGACATAAGTCCTAGTGCTGTTCTTCTGTTTGACTCTTCCAAAGCAATGTAGCCTACAGGTTCGTCCTTGTCTAAGAAGTGAGTTGCCAACTGGCGTGTCAGCGTTGACTTACCCTGACCTGTGCCTGCACTGATAACAGTGAGCTCTCCGTATCTGCATCCATGTGTTAGTCTTTGCAATCCAGCAAAGGGATACTCAAAGTCACATGGTGGGCTAGGGTTTGTTACTAATTCTAGTAGTGATTGACCATCTACTATCCCATCAGGTTGATACGGCGAAGCATTCCAGATAGCCTTCCTGATCGCTTCAGCATCATTATTTTGTAGTGCGTCAGACGCATCTTTATACGGGTCTGGCAAATGAGCAATCTTAACTTTCCCAGACGGTAAGAGCGCAGCCACTGCTTCCGTCGCCAGCTTACCCGGCTCGTCTTGATCGAAGAAAAGGATAATTTCTTCATAACCTTGAAAAAGCTGAAGTTGTTTTTGTATGTCCTTTTTAGCTGACGCAGCTCCGTGAGGAAGTGAGACATGCGCCCAGTTGGGGTAAGCCTCCCAGCCCGATAGTGCATCAAGCTCTCCTTCGTAGACCATGATACGTTTGCCAGTAGAAGGAATGAGAGACTGACCAAAAAGAGTGTCAGTAGTATTACCTTCATACTTAAAGTCTTTTAATTTTGTTTTTGTTTTGAACCCTTGAAGTGTTTTGTCGCTGCTGTAATAAGGGAAGCGTAAAAGTTCTCCATCCCTATAGACTTTGTAGTGTTGGCAGGTTTCTTCACTGATTCTTCGTTTTTGCAGCCTTTGGGCTGATCCTTTGAATTGAACATTGGTGGGCATGCTATGTGTGTGATTATCTGCTCTTGTTAAATTGTGGCAACTAAAACAAAATGTGTTGCCATCATCATAAACAGCCTTTGCATCAGAGGAGCCACATACTTCACATGGCTCGTGTCTTAAAAATTCTGCTGTCATTTTAACCAGTCAACTGGTATGCAGTGTGCAGCGCACCAGAGTATTCCGTATCGCTCACACCACTTTGCGTATGTAGTCTTAGATTTTTTAGATATACGTTTGTAAGGGTCTTGAAATACCATACGAAGGTCTATCTCTGGGTTGTCCTTGATTACTTGTCTTATCTTACGCCTAGATGGTGGGTCCCAATACCCTTTAACCTCTAGGATTACTCCATTGTTAGGTAGCACAAAGTCAGGAGTATATTGATGTTGGATTGTGTAAGGGTAGGACGTCTCCTCATACTCATAGTCGACGCCCAACGTTACTAATAGGTCAGCTACCTTTTCTTCTAGACCTGATCTGAATGCCATTAGAAGTCATCTTCTACTGACGAAGGTGTAGTGTCAGGTGTTACATTTGGTTCAGATGTTTTGAACCCTGCTGTACTACCAAACAAATCAGCAGCTCCTTGCTCGTCAAGGTCTCCAGTGTCGACACCTACCTCTGACTGAATACTAACTATCTGTACTCCAGATAACTTTAGTGATGTGCCATAGGTCACGCCATCTCTTAGTATGTATGGCTTTTGAGTAAATCCAAGTTTAACTTTACTGCCTGAATATACTGGTGTATCAACGTCCTTGATCGGTGTGCCTTCAGTATCTACAACTGGAGGTCTTTTGTCGTCACTCCAAGAGAACTTGATAAGATACTTACCATCACTAACTTCTTCCCATGGAGTAGGTTTTAGTGTAGATCTCTTTGGGTTTTTTAATTTAGACTCTGCCCACTTAAGACAGTCGTCTCTTTCAGTCTCTAGTTTAGAGATTAGATCTTCTCCAACTACGGCTTTTAATGAATAGCCAAACTTGCTTGGCTTTAACACAGCTTGGAAACCTTCTAAGGTTACAGGCTCGGGTGTTACGTGTATGTTTCTCATTAACAGAAAAAATATTGTGAATCAATTACGGCTTCTGGTTTCAGATCGCCAATAATCGGTGGTTGTTCTTCAGCTCCTATTGCTAGGGCGAAGTCGGTTAGTGGTTCATGCTCTGCGAACAGGTGCATGTAAGTTTTGCGTACAAGGCTTGATAGCGTACACATGTCTGTAGCTCTACATAATACACTGTCATGTATCAATGCAATGGGAAAGTTGGTTGATGTTGTAGCTAGATGAAGTAGGCTTGCATCTAATGAATGTATTAGATTAGGTGCAGTAGCATTCTTGTGATGGTTCAGGTCAACACCTGTCTCAGCTCCGGCTACATATATCTCACATCTACCCATAAGTTGAGTACGTATTATAGTTGACTTATACTTCATTAACTTTTGCTTAACATTAAAACCTGATGGTGTTGTCCATCTGATTTCGCCAGCTCCAGCTCTGATAGCTCGTGCTATCTCTTGTTCAATCCATTTCATTACGCTCATAGCTCCCGGAACTACCTCGTTCATGGCAGATCGTACAGCTTTTACGCATTGTGTCAACTCTTCTTTGTCTACATCTACGCCCTTGTCTTTGAATGCGTCCCTGATGTAGGAGCGATTAGAGAAAGGTTTAGCATTGTATGGTATGGTCATCACACAACGCTTTGTTACCTTTCTATCCCAGTGGGGTTTTAGCCGATCAGGGATTGCGTCCATGCTTTTTGCTGCAATAGTTGCATAAGCGTCTTGGGGTTTTTCACTCCCTATGACGTTTACCATACGAGCAGTGGACGCATCCTTGGCAAGTCCTGCCAAGATTTGTAAACCACTACATGTAGCGTCTACAGCTACAGGCAGATGTGTTGTGTCAGTGTGTCCCATAATGAGACTGACATACTCATTTGCAGCAGCTAGAAATAACCAAGGCTCGTCTGCATTTTCCCAGTCAGCTATGTATTTGATAGGGTCCTTGACAATTCTAAATACAAGATCTTGGTTAGCTGGTATAGATACCCACTCTAACCTCTCTTCCATTGTAGCTTTGTCTAACCCATACGTAGTAGCTAACTGAAATTTTATCCAGTCTAAACCCTTGGCGTTTATCTTAGCACCTTCATTAAATAAAATCAAACTTTTTCCAAAGTCTGTGTCTTGTGGTGTAAGTAAACTAGGTATTGGGTATGCTCTACCCCGATAGTCAAAACTCCAAGGTATATAAAATACCTCGTCTTCAAACTCTCGTACTACTTCCATAGTCATACGAGTTCGGCAGGACTTACGTACTTCAGCAGCCTGCAAGTTTCTAGCTATCGTTGCTGCTTTTTTCCAACTCTTCCATACCTCCTTGCTTGCCTCTTCTGGAGGTTTTGGAGGGATATCATGTTGAATGACAGGTCTAAATTTTCCTACGCTAATTCCTCTATCCTCTAACTCTTTCGCTACCTCTACTATAAAAGGATTTAGCTTGTAAGAAACTTGTTGGATTTTGTTAATAAACTCGTAAGGTATTTCTCCCTGTATAAGCCCGTCATCGGTCTTGCGTATCAAATTATGGCAACGTGTCAAATCATTTAGATAATAACCACCGTCTTGGAGAGCATTCCAATTACGTGGAGGGATAAGCATAGGCTTAGCAAGTGGGCTAAATAGCTCAGCCATTCGCATGATTTCGGCATGTTGTTTGATAAGTAGGGAGGATGGTACAAATACTGCTATAGTCTTTCTACCTTTACGCACTAAATCCCTCTCGAACCATCCTGATACTTCCATCAGACAGTCCATGAGAAAGGTTCCGACCTTGACTTTGGTCGTTTTATCCCAATGCACCCAAGGGGATATGTTTGTCTTGTGCATAAGTGTTTGAATGCACTTACGCTTGTACTCTGTACCCTTGGCTTGATGCCAATAGTTCTTTTTTAGTGTAGTTAACAAGGCTGGTGCTTCCTTGTCATAGTATTCCATCTGGGCTTCAGCTTCTATCGCTGCGCCAATAGCTATAGCTATAGTCGTTACACTGTGTTTCTTCTGTTGTGGCGAAAACACATGGTCAAACACAACCTTACACGTAAGCAAGGCTTGTACTTCTGAGCCACTGGGTAGGATATGCTTGTGAAAGATGGCATAGTTTTTACCAGCTTGGGTCAAAAACTTTTCTTTTTTACTATCAATGAATGCAATAAGATCAGGCAATATTGAACTAACGCATGCTGAGCCATAAACGGTAGCACTTGCATAAGTCTTTTCTTCTAACTTTGTAGTGTTAGCATGTAACTTATGTAAGCCTCCTTGTATTTGTTTACGCTCGTAGTTCTGCTGGTCCTGTATTTGTTGTTCAGTTAGCATTTAGTGTAAATTAGTTGTCGTCTTTTACTTGCTCTAACATTATAGCAATGAGTTCGTCCTTGTGTGGGTGGTTTTCAACAAGTGTTGTTAGTTGTTGTAACCTACGTTCAAATGTTGTCTTGTGCATCGTTATTAAAATCAATGTTTAGTGGATTTGGAATCAGGTGATAAACACCTTCATCTGTTGCTAGTGTTATGTGTTTATTAGTTCCTATCTCTTTTTTTAGTCTCATCTTTGTGTGATGCTCAGACTTGTATGTATGTTCTGTAATCTTACCTGTGTCCTTGTCCTCTATCCTGACTATACCGAAGTGTGAGCTGGGCAGTTGATAACCATGTATCTTCCATGCACGTAGCTCTTCGTATTCCATTGCAGGAAAGTAGTTAGGTGGGCATGCCTTGATAGCATCCCAGTTGTTTGGGTAGTACTTACGTCGTTTCATGTTCTTGATACGTTCAATAGATTGTAATTGTGTGCTACTACCCAATCAAGGGCAAAATATGCTGCATCTTCGTCGCTTGGTGCACGAGTATACATGTGTGATTTGTTTTTTGGCTGACCTTTTATACAATAGTCGATCTTGTAAATCATGGCAAATGTGTGTTTTTTGAAGGTACAAACGTACCGGAGGTTTTTTTCAGGCACCTCTGAGGCGATTTAAACGCCATGTTTTAGCAGATGAAATGACCAGAACAGCTAAATTGCCACTTAAACGGGTACATGTCACCATATTCCTTGGCAACACGTTTGTCTACAATGTTTGCGATTGCGTCCCTGTCCTCGTATGTGAGAATGTCGGCAATGTTTATGTCCTTGGTACGGTGGAGCTTTTTGTTGAAGTCTTCCGCCTGTTTCATAAGATCATGGTACTCCATCAGAACAAGAAGCCTCCGTCCTTGTCGAACTCGTTGAGTTTCTCATTGACTTTGTATGGCTTGAGCCTTACGTCCATGTATAGTACAAGGTACTCGGCTGCTCTTCTTACTTTGTCGTCGTCCCATTCTGGACGTGCTCTACGTACTGCTTGAGAGTAGTTGAGTTGTTGGGTGATGTCGATTGTCATTGTCGAGTGAGTTTTTTGATTAGTTGTTTAGTGCGTTTCTTTGCTGCCTGTATGATGCGTACATGTTTCTTGTACTTGGGCTGCTTGTCGCTGTGGTGTTGCCAGTTTGGAACACGTGGAGTAATCATTGGATTAGTTCTCCTTCGGGTGATACCTGTACAGCATAGTCTATTATTGGCATCATAACAACTGTATTTACCCTTTCAGGTAAGTTTGCAGGGTCTTGAGCCTTTAACTCAGCTTCTTTTTTTGAGTTAGCTTCTACTCTGTAGTAATGGTAAACTAACTTTCTTTCTCTAACTTCGTAGGTAGTCATACGTCGCAAAGGTTGGGGTAAAATGTGTCGTGAGCATCTGCTGCATCCCTGCATTCTAGCTCATTCTGATACTCTTCGTGTGATGTACTGATCTCTTCAAGTTTCTCAAAGAGTTCACGTGGTGAGTATTTGTACATTGCGTCCTCGCCAAGTATGACGTCGCAAACGTTGATAACAAACCAGTGCTTGAGCTGGCTGTCGTCCATTAGCCCTCCGTCCCTGTCATAGGCGTCTAGAGAGTTATGGTAGTGGTGACATTCCATGATGCCGTCCTTGTCTGGGTCTGGTGGTGGTCCGAATTGAAAGCTCATAATAAATAGGTGAACTGATAGTAGTCTAATTGGTAAAGGTTAAATATGTGGATTATTGTAACAATTCTTAATATGATGGGTCACCTTCTGGTTCTGGGTAGGTGGGTACGTCCTTGCGTTTAGTTTTAGGGAGCGTCTGCGTCCCTGCGTCCATGCTTGTGAATGATTGTGGCATATGATTGTGTATGAGTGTGGCGTCCTTGATTGTGATGATTGTGTGCTTGTGAAAATAATAAAAAAGCCGAAACCCCTGTCATAGCAGGGGATGTCGGGATTATTTAATTATATTAAATTTTACGAATTAACTACAACTCTTGCATATTCATAACGGGCAGAATTATATCCTGCCTCCTTGTGAATTACCCGAAAGCCCTTGTCTAGCAAGGACTTATGGGTTTCATCCGCGCGTCGTGTAGACTCGGGTGAGCTGTCATCATAAACCATATAAATATGGTTATCCATTTGTGATTGCCTCCAATGTTTGATTAAGTTTTTTAGCTCTATTGCCATGAGCTAAGAATGCAACTGCACACTTGCGTTTGGCTTGAGCACATAGACCACAGTCTACGCAGTTTGTGTCGGATGTTTGAGCTGGACAGACAACAACTTTATTGTTGTTAGGTGTTAGTGTTGGGACGTCCTTGCTGTTGTCTACGACAACTACCGCAGGAATCCCGTTAGCGATAGCGTCGTCAACTTGAGACATAGTCTCACAACTGGCGTTAACTGTGAAGCCGTTGTTGTTGGCATACTTAACAGCCTCGAGATTATGTATATAATCTAGCTTGTGGTGTGTGTAAGTATAACCTCTAGCTTTGCTAGCTTTGTTGGCATCGACTAAAGACTTGAGCAAGTCAAGTCTGATTAGCTCACGTCCTTGCTGATCGGTTGTATAACCGAGGTCACCAGCTTGGTTGTGGCGCCAGATTTGGCGAGGCTTGAGACTACTAACGTAGTCACAAAGCTCAGACCAAGAACCACCTCTCTCTTGAGAGGTGACTTTTTTCCAATGCTGAGCTAAATGAAATCCAGATTTTGCGTAGCAATTTCCAGTGATATGTGGACAAGTAGTTGGACATGATGAAGCCTCAGTGGTAGTAACTGGCATTCTGCCAGTCTTTGCATTTGCTGAGCGCTTGGTGATGTGGACAAACATGACAGGATGAAAGTTAAGTGGACATTTACCCTAAAGGGTAATAGCGTCCTTGGGAATCGAACCCAAGCAAGGACCAACGACGCAGGGATTAACTACCTAGAAAGGTAGTGAATCAGTAGCGTAGCCAACGCCAGTTTGCTGGTAGCATAGCTTACCAGTAGCTACAGTGTTACCTCTTAGGTAACCAAGAGCTAGTACAGCATTCTTGCTGAGCTCTTGAATCCAGAAACCAAAGGACATGTTAGGGTTAATCATAAGATTAACAATCTTAGCTCTGCTAACATTTGAGTACTTGTACTCATAACCGTTGGTAAATCTAACATTGACAACCCTTGTAAAAGGGTTAACGTTGATAGCCTCGATAGCATCTGATGTACGAGGAGCTGGAATTGAAGTGAACATAATCGAAAGTTGTAATTGAACAGTGAGTAGAGAGTTGTAGTTAAGTTATATTATCTCTCTCACCTATTCTAGGAGAGAGAATATAACATAACGTAAACAACTCTATCTACACCCTCCATTGTAGTCGGTCTTGGCAAGCATTACAAATCATCTTAACATTCTGTAACAATATATAACTACGTAGTAGTATATTATTGTTGTCTCATCTGTGTCTCAAGCTGGCAACAGATCGCTTCTCATGCTCGCGTTCTTGTTATCCGCGTGCCTGTATGCCTGCGCGATTTAGTGGTATCCGCTCGCCTACGGCTCGCTCCCTCTGCAGTACTGTCTCCTTGACAGCACTACATATCGTGAGAACCCTTGCTATCACTGGCTGTAGCGGTGCGAGCGAAGCGAGCTGGACTCGCATTGGACACGCATACGCGATCAATTAACGCGTGCGTGCCTGTGCGTTAGAAGAGCACCCCTCCATGGGGGGTCCTGCCGGCGTCGACTATATATAATACACCTGACAAATTTCTGTCAAAAATTATGCCTGTCCGCTATCAGCTAAGAATTGAAATAAACCCTTATCTGTAAGCACATGTTTGTACATATCGTCAAATACTTTTGGCGGTATGGTACAAATGTGTGCACCGGCTTGAAATGCTTTACCAACTGTAGCAGCATCACGTATGCTTGCAGCTAGTATTTTAGTATCTGATCTGTTATGACAAAATACTTTAGCTATTTCACGTATCAGTCCTATGCCATCATGTCCATTGTCGTCTAAACGTCCAACAAACGGTGACACATAGGTTGCACCAGCTAATGCACAAAGTATCGCTTGACTAACACTAAACACTAAGGTCATGTTAGTACGTATGCCCATAAAATTAAGCATTTTACAAGCTTTTATGCCTTCTGGTGTACAAGGTAGTTTGATAGTAGCTTGGTCTATCCATAGCTTACCGTATTGTATGCCATTTTCTATAAGTTTGTCTGCATACTTACCATCTACCTCTATCGACACGTCTTGTACGCCTAAGTCTTGTATTAAGTCAGCGTACACGTCGTCTGGTTCCCTACCACTTTTTTTAATTAGTGTAGGGTTAGTAGTTACACCGGATATAACTCCAGCGTCTAATCTTTTATCTATATCTTTAATAATAGCTGAGTCTAGAAACAGCTTCATTTAAAAACTCCTATACGGGTGAGAACGTACATTGTTAGTATCGTCCAGAATAGTATTTCTAATCCTATATTATTCATCTTCTTCAGCTTCAGGAAAGTATCCTATAGTAAAACCGCCATCCTCTGTCTCTTCTATAACAGCTTTGTACACTGGCTCTGACAACTCGTCCATTTTTGCGTGGTACTCGTCGATAGCCATGTCTACTGTTTGTTGTGTTTTTAGATTTATCCATCTGTTTTCTAATCCAATTAACATGCCTAGTATCAGGAAGTTAAGGGGTGGGAAAGGAGTCTTCAGACTCTTGTATAACTCTTTAAAGTGGTTTATTTTTAGTTTATTTTCCATGGTACACAAAAACAAGTGAATCGCAGTTGTTACAACTTAAATTTGTACGTAACTTATATTCATACTCTTCATCTTCTTGCTCTAGGCTTTCGTCTCCACCCCATATAAGAGGTGTATTACATACATAACAGTTCATAGTTAAGTTAATGGTAGTAGTTAGAAGTGATATCAAAAAGGATATCCGGCTAACAGTGGATGTATTTAGTGAGGGAGAGTCCACCCTTCTCTCCCCTATTAGCCCGTCATCGGTCTCAGACCCACGTATGACTACCTTTGCTACCAGACTTACCTCGAGCCTCTTTACGCTGCTCTACGTCCAATCCTAGCACCAAATGGTTTGTCATTGCCTGTGGGTCGTCTATAAACTGTTCTAGTATATCGTTCCACTCGTCTCTTTTTCTTTGTTTGATCTGTTCCTGTGCTGATATAGACAGTGCATCTATGTAGTATTTTATACCTTGCGCTAGACAGTCTAACCTGTCATCGTGCTTAACTGCATACTTCTGTCTACACATGCGACTCATTTGATAGAACAACATGTATAAAAGCCTTTCTTCTGGAGGAGCTTCTCTGTTGGAGTTATAATCCCATTCGATAACAGACTTGTCAACAATAAGACGGTGCTGATTAAGCACAGGCTCGAGAGTATCAATAATCCTGTCTTCTTTTCTAACATTAGCTCTTACCTCTTCTACTAATATACGTTGTTTTGTCTGTTGTAAGTGTTTCTTAAATAGCTCTGCTACTATACCATCACCAAAGTTAGACTCTATTACAAGTGTATTTACGTTGTATTTTTTACAACCTTTTAGTATGTCTAACAGGGTGCTATCGGAATACCCATCCCTATAGGCACGCATTTCGTGTAGATAGAGTAAGCCATTTTTTTGCGAAATGTACGCTGCTGCCGTTTCGTCTGCTCCTCTACCGGAGGGGTCGACTGAGCAGATGGTTTCTTGGTAGTCTGTCCATTCCCCCTGTATTTGCATCGGAGAGTAGAAGTAGTCCCCGGGTAAACCCACTGTGGGCAAATCCTTAAGTACATTCCGTGGGTCTGAGCACCATACGATATTGTCGGGTGCTTTAGTAGGATTGACGCTAGTAACAACAAGGTCAGCCATCTTGAGAGGAAACTTCTCAGCATCTGATAGACTTGTATCCAACATAAACTGCAACATAAAGTTGCTACGTCCCATAGATGCTTCCCGTTCAACAAGGTCATCTTCACTAAATCTGTCATCTGTAGGTGTCCATGGTGTTACTCCTTTGTCTATGTCTTCTTGTAGCTGTGGAGCTATAAGTCCTTCGTAAGGGGTATTGTTTCTTGGGTATCGCGCGGTCCAAATAAATGGTTTGTAATTCCTGCTTGCCAGCTTACGATAAATAGTAAAAGTAGTCTGAGGAGTCCCGAGATACATAATACGGCTATCGTCTTTTGGCGTAAGGATCGACTCGGCTTCTGTACAGAGTTGGAGGAGTTTTTCACGCATCAACTCCGTCATGCTGTTTCCCGGTACCTCTATGTCGTCCAGAATCATTAGGTCTGCTCTGCTTCCCGTTAGCTGACCAGTAATACCAACACTTTTGACTGATGGTGCCTGATGAGGTGAACATAGAACGTCGAAGGAAATTCTTGACCATCTCGCGTCGTCGCTCTTTGGTTGTAGGTGACTTAGCCATGGTGTTTCAATAATAAGTTTTTGTAAGAAGATACTCATGTTGTCAGCTCTTTCCTTAGAAGCTGATATAATCATTATCTTCTTTTCTGCGTCATTGAAGAGTGTCCACAACACAAACGCTCCAGTAATCCAACTTTTTCCGACTCCTCGGAAGGCTTGGATCTGTAAACGTTTTGGTCCGTGTTGTAAATAGTCTGCAATGGCGTATTGTGCCCTAGTAGGTGAGGGTAGATCAA